CTGACTCCGACGCTGACGGCGCCGCCGACGCAGCGGGCAAGGCCGGCAAACGGGCCGCCAAGTGATCGGCGACGACGACTTTGCGGCCTTCTATGACCCTGACGAGTTCGGCGCGATTGTGCAACTGATCGAGCAGGGCCAAGCAGCGCGAGACGTCGCCGGCATGTTCGGCAAGCCGGACGCCTCGGGCGGCATCTACCGAGGCGGTATCGATCCTGGAGCGGCCAACGTGCGCGGTAAGCCCCTGCAGGATCATTTCCAGATCGCCAACCGTGAGCTGCCAGCCAACTGGAAGGCAGCCAAGGTCGTTTCCAAGGGCGTCGAGTATTCGATCGTCGCGGCTGAGCCGCTCGGCCGGATTCGCACGCTCCTAACGCTCGTGCCGTATGGCGATCGAGAGGCGACACCAGCGGAGCGCGGAACATGGCGGGCTTCCATGTAGAACTGAAAATGAGCGGGCTCGCTCAATTCGACGGCGGCCTCGCCGATGCGGGCAAAAAGCTCGACTTGGCGGCCGCTCGAGCGCTGCGGAAAACGGCGCAATGGCTGAGGACGCATAGCTCTCGGGAAATCGCCCAAGAGCTGCGGATCTCAAAAAGTCCGCTTGGCCATCGGTACAAAGTTTTCGCCCGAGGCACCGCCAAAGAGGTGAAATTGTGGGTCGGCCTCGAGCCGATCGCAGTTCACTACCTTGGCCAGCCGAAACAGACCGCGACCGGCGTATCTGTCGGGCATCGTCAATACGACGACGCCTTTATCTCCCCCATGAAAAGCAGTCAGCGCCTCGTGTTCGTTCGCAAGGGCCGCGAGCGGCTGCCGATAGAGCTCGTTCGCGAGGACTGGGAAGGCCCGGCCATGACCGCGCTCGAGAAGTGGGAGAAGCGCGCGCAAAACCGCTTTTTAGAGCTATTCGAGCAAGAGGCTAAACATGTCTTTTCGGCCGCTTAACAAAGTCTCCGATCTGTTCTTTGCGATCGGCGACGCGATCCACGCGGCTGGCTTCGGCGTCGACGTCGCCAACTATGACGACTTCGACGGCAAGGTCGGCGACGCGATGGTGCTGATCGAGATCGAGCGCACGTCGCCGGCCACCAAGAACAACGACGGGCGCCACGTTCACGACGTAACGGTCACCCTGCACGCGGTCGTCGCGCGGTGGCGAAAATTCTCGGCGCTTGAGGCCGCCAACTTGGCGACGCTGCTCGAGCGCCTGGCCGACACAAACCGTTGGGGCTTTCATGGCCGCCAGTGCCAGTACCCGAGCGACCTGCATAGTGGCCCCTCGATTTTCCAGAAAGGCCGTGACGGGTACGACGCCTGGGGCTGCACGTTCCGCCAGGCGCTCGCGCCAGGCCCTGACAAGCTGCCAGAAGACCCGGTAATGACCGGCATGCCGCTCGTAGCTGAAAGCTGGCGAGTCACCGACATGGACGACCCCGCTCAGTATCGCCCTCTGGAGTAACTGCCCATGTTCGCCGCCATGATTGGCCAGCAGCTCGGCCCGCTGATCGATCGGCTGGCCGAGCTCGAGACTGAGATCGAGGATCTGCGTCGCCGCGCTGAGAACCATAACCGTATTGGGACGCTGGTCAGCGTCGACGCGGCTGCCGGCACCTGCAAGGTGAGTCACGGCGAGCTGACCACGCCACCGATTAAGTGGATGAACCCCAGCGCGGGGGAGATCAGCGAAACGCGCGTACCGTCGGTGGGCGAGCAATGCCTGCTGATCAATTACGGCGGCGGGGATGGCGGCGCCCATGCGATCGCCCTCTGCGGTCTGACCTCCGACGCATTTCCGGCGCCGTCGACGGTGGCCACGCTTCGGCGCCAGGTCTACCCGGACGGCACCGAAAGCAGCTACGACCACGGCTCGCACGGTTTCACCTGGGCCAACGGCCCGCTATCGGTCAAGGCCGATCGTGACGGCGTCGTCGTAATGCTCGGCGCTGTGGGGTTCGAGGTGACCGCTGCCGGCTTCTCGCATATCGGCGGAAAGGTCGACCACGACGGCAAAAACATCGGCAAAGACCACCTGCACAAAGACACGCAGCCGAAAGACGGTGCGGTGTCTGGACCTCCTCAATGATCGGAATCGACCGCGAAACCGGGGCGATGGTCGACGACTGGCCTCAATTCGTGCAGCGCGCGACCAAGGCCATGACGACGCCCCTCGGCACCCGCCAAAAACGCCCGCTCTACGGCTCGAAACTGCCGGCAATGCTCGCGCAGAACATGACCGACGAGCACTTGATATTGGCTCAGTCCGAGGCCGTTTCGACCTTCTACAACCCCGCCAACGGCGTGGACGACTTCAAGCCCTCGAGCGTGATCGCTACTCGGCAGGCGTCGGGCCTGTTGCTGCGCTTCGAGGGCGTTTGGGTAAACCGAAAAATGACGTTTGAGGTGCTGTTTTGAGCATGCTTCTACCTGGTCAAAACCAGCTGGCAGACCCCTCGATCGTCCTCGTCGAGGACTTCGAGACGCTGCTCGCGGAGTTCAAGACGTTTCTAGTCGAATACGTCAAAACTCGATCGCCTACCAACGCCGCGCGCCTGGCTGAGAGCCTGGCCAATGAGGGCGAGCTGCTGACGATGGCGCTCGAGGCTTTCACGCTTCGACTGCAGGCGCAGGAGCGCAAGTGGAATGCCAAAATCAAGCAAATGCTTGCATGGTGGGCCACGGGCAAGAACCTCGACGCCAGGCTCGCCGACATGGGCCTCGAGCGCCAGGTCATTTCCGAGGGCGACCCCAGCGCTTACCCTCCGATCGAGCCTGTTTACGAAAGCGACGACTCGGCCCGGCTGCGCTATTACCTGGCGCCGCACGCGCCGGCTGCAGGATCTCGCCTGCATTACCGCCGAGAGGTGCTGACGCTCGGCGAGCGGGCCACCCTCAAGGTCGAAACGCCGTCTGCAGGTGTGGTCGTGGTAACTCACACGTTCGCGCCTGACGGCAACGCCGCCAAGGTAAAGGACGGCAACGGCCGGCGCACTGCCGTCGGCTCTGGTGAGGTCGCTGTGACGGTCCTCGGCCGCGCCGGAACCGGTGCCCCGAGCGAGGAGCTGCTGACCGCCGTTCGCAAGCACTTCGCGCGCGATGACGTGGTGCCGGAAACGGATCGGGTCACGGTGCAGGGCGCCACGATCAAGACTTACTCAATCAAGGCGGTCGTCTACATCAATTCAGGCCCTGACGCTGGCCTGGTCAAGGCTGAGGCGACTTCGCAGCTGCAGGCCTATGCAGATACCTGTCACGTCCTTGGCGGCCGCGTAGACACGTCCTGGATCGATTACACGCTGCACAATGCTGGCGGCGTTCGCCTGCAGGTGCTCTCGCCGCTCGCGCCGGTCGAATGCGCAGACAACGAGGCCCCGTATTGCACGGGAATCGATCTGCAGGTGCTGACGCTATGAGTGATTACAGCGAGGGGCGCCAATACACCCTGTTGCCGGTCAACCGCTCGGCGCTCGAGGAGGGGCTCGACCTGGGCTTTTCCCGCTTTCTCGATCGGATCTCGCTGCCGTTTCCCGATCTGATGAACCCTGCCGAGGCGCCGGTCGACTTCCTGTCGTATCTGGCTGCCGATCGGGGGGTCGCTGAATGGGACTCGGAGGCGCCTGAGCCTGAAAAGCGGTCGATGGTGGCTATGGCCTGGCCGACCAAGCGCCAGGCGGGCACGGCCAAGGCAATCAAGAGCGCGCTAAAGGGTCTGCAACTGACGGCGGATATTACGCCCTGGTACAAGCAGGCCCCGCGCGGTACGCCGTACACCTTAAAGCTCGTGGCGTGGGTCAACGACAACCGCAACGGCGCAGAGGTGATTATCTCGCAGTCGCTGTTTCCTCGGCTGATCGCGGCCGTCGACGCAGCCAAGAACGAGCGCACGAGCTACTCGATGCAGGTCGGTGCCTTGTTCACTGGCGGCTGGGTTGCCGCCAACGCCTCGCAGGTGCGCAGCCTTGATCGTCGATCGCTCGACGCTGTTGCTGTGCAGCCTGACGACGCCGCGAATGAAATCGGGCTGGCCAACGCCTGCGAGGTTCGCAGTATTTACCATTATTCCGCCGACGCTGTCGGCGTTCCTATTGAAACTGAAAGCCCGTTTGGCGTCGCCAATGCCGCCACCGCGCGCAGCGTCGTCAGGGTCACTATGGAGGCCGTTTCTCTATGAGCGAACCACTACAGCCGGTTATCACGACGGCTGGCCTGGCGGCCATCTGGCGCGCTGACAATACCGGCGTCGCGGCCGAGATCACCCACGTCGGGCTCGGCACCAGCGCCTATACGCCGGTCAAAACGCAGACCGCGCTCAGAACGCGCAAGGGCATGTATCCCGTGTCGGATGGCCAGCGCCTGAGCGACACCCTGTTGCACCTGACGGCAGTCGCTGACGACGCTCTCGAGTATTGGGTCAAGGAAGTGGGTTTTTACCTCTCCGACGGCACGCTGCTCGCGGTTTGGTCTGATCCGACGGCTGCCCTGGCCTACAAGTCGACCACTGCGCAGCTGCTGCTCGCTTATGACCTTTCGCTCTCGGCGCTGCCGGCGAACAGCGTAACGATCACCTCGAGCGGTGCCGGGTTGAACCTGACGCTCGCGGAGGAGCTGGCCGCGCTGGCATCGACGCAAATTGCCGAGATGCTGCGCGGCGTTAAACAGCAGGATGCGCTCGACAGTCAGGCCAGGTTGCACCAGATGGAAGGCCAGCAAATCGCAAACCTGATGGACCGAATGAAGGCCGCCGAACTGCGTCAGGACACGGATCGCGACGGTCTTTTGACTGCCGTGGCGGCCAACGCTACCGGGTTAATTTCCTTGCAACACTTTTTCGCTAAAACCAACCTCGGAGTTTGAGTCGTATGAGTCTCGAATCGCAAATTGCTGACCTGGTCACGGCTACCAATAGCCTGATCGCCACTTTCAACACCAAAAAAACCGGCATTGAAACCGCCGTCGCCGCCGCGATTGCGGCCGTGCCGCTGATGACCAAAACCTTTTACGTCGACCAAGTGGCGGGCCTCGACACCGCCGATGGCAGCGCTGCGGCGCCTTTGAGAACAATTCAAAAGGCTGTCAGCAACACACCTGTAGGCGGTGTGTGTAAGGTCTTGCTTGTCGGCGATTATCTGCTCGATGCCAACACCAGTGTGGATCTGCGCTGCCTGGATATTGGCAGCTCTGTCGCGGGCACCAAGCGCAAGCTGACTTTGACGCATGGCATTCAGTCTGACGGCGCTCCAAGACTAAACGGGTTCACCTTTGCCAACGGTGCAGGGCTGATGTTGGGCGACCTCACAGTGATGCTGCCGTCTCCGGCGGGAGTTACCCCAGCACCGGCTCCTTTCAGTAACAGCGTGTTCAAAACCGGCTCCGGTGGTAGCACTCCGATGCTTAGCGTCAAGCTGAGCAACGTAGACGTACAGTCTGCTGCCGACTCCGTCGCGACGCTGTTTATCCTGTTGTCGAGCGCCATTATTTTCGAGGCGGTGGGTTCGACTTTCCCGTCTGGTTTTGCGGGGCGCTACATCGGCGGTATCAGTGCGGGCACCGCCGTAAACACCCACAACAACATCCTGAGCAACCTGACCTCTCTTTAAGGATTCGCCATGAAAACCAGTAACCTGAACGTGAACCACGGCGGCGTTAGCTATGTGGGTTACGCCTACGCCTCGCTGCCTTTGTCGGCCGCTTTGGCGGCTGCTGCGATCCAAATCGACGAGGCGGCAGACTCGTGTCGCGTCGCGGTCATTGGCGGTTCGTTGCGCGCCCTGGAATACGAGCGTGCCGCCGCCGAGGCGAAGGCCTTCGCTGCTGCGGGCTACGTCGGCGACATGCCGCCGTCGGTGCAGGCCTGGGCCGATGCGGCCGAGCTGTCGCCGCAAGCGGCAACTGACAGCATCCTCGCCGAGGCCGCCGCCTGGTCGACCGCGCTGTATGCGATCCGCGCCGCTCGCTTGAAGGGCAAGCAGCGGGTGCTCAAGGCGACCAGCCACGCCGCTGCCGAGGCCCTGACTGACGAGGCGATCGCGGCAATTCGCGCCAGTGTCGAGGGCGTCGGCAACGCCGCCTGATCCGCGCCTCATCTGATAACCCCGGCCGCTAAGCGGCTTTTTTTGTGCCTGGAGAAAATGCTTTGAATCGAACCAACATCGAGCACGCCGTCGTCGGGCTGCTGATCATGGGCCTGGTCTGGCTCGGATTCGCCCTGGTGGGTGTGATCAATGGCCACTGGATCGGAGCCGCTGCCGGCGTCGCCTTCTTTTTCGGCCGCGAGTACACGCAGGCCGAGCGCGAGGTCGCCAAGGCGCTTGGCGTGCAGCTGATCGCGCTGCACTGGTATGCCGGCCTCGACTTCCGAACGTGGTCGCGCGACGCGCTGCTCGACTTGCTGTTTCCCCTGATCGCCTGCCTCGCCGCCGCCCTTCTGTTGCCGCACCTGGTTGCGCTGTTGCCGCTGCTGCTGTGACGCAGCCCCGCGGCTGATCCCCATCCTCATTTCCTAAAGGCCGCCGCGTGCGGCCTTTGTCGTTTCTGGAGCAAAGACGCATGACCAACCGCAAGAAATACACCGTCCTCGTGCCGTTCCCGCACACGGGCGGGCACTGGACGAATGAAGGCGACGAGCTCGATCTGCTGGACGTGCAAGCGCATGCGCTGGTGACTGCCGGCCGTTTGAAGCTGACCGCCGAGATCGAAGCCGAGGCAGTCGCTGCCGCCGCCCCAAAGGCCACCACGAAAACCACCGCGAAGGCTGAATAACGCATGCCAAAGATTACGAATTTCGAGCACAACGGCGTCACGCTCAACACCACCGAATCGCCCGAGGCAATGGGCGGCATTGGCGACAACGTGGTCGGCCTCGTCGGCACTGCGCCAAACGCAGGCTTGGGCATTCCGAAAAATGTCCCGTTTCGCATCAACACCCTCGGCCTCGCTGAGCTGCTGGACCCGACCGGCGTTGAAGAAGGCACCCTGTACCAGACCGTGAAGCAGATTCTCAAGGTCGTAAAGGTGCCGATCTATGTCGTGGTGGTCGATAAGGGCACCACGCCGGAACTGACCAAGACCAACGTCATTGGCGGTGTAGACCCGACCTCTGGCCAGCGAAAGGGCCTGTCGGCGCTGTCTACCTGTCAGGAAATGCCGACGATCATCGGCGCGCCGGGTTTCTCGTCCGAGCAGGCCGTGCATAGCGAGCTGGCTTCGCTGGGCAAGCGCATTCGCGCGCGGGTAGTGCTGGACGGCAAAGACGTTACGGTCGCCGGCCAGGTAACGAATATCACCTCGATCGGCGGCGCCGAGCTGGGCTATGACCGCTGCTACCTGGTTCACCAAATGGCGGCCGTTTACTCCAAGGCTGCGAAGGCAAATGTGTTCTTGCCGCCTTCTAGCCTGGCGATCGCCGCGCTCGCGTCGGTCAAGCAGTGGGAAAGCCCCGGCAACCAGGTCACCTACGCGGCCGACGTGTCGCGCACTGTCGAGTACAACATTCTCGACAAGTCCACCGAGGGCGATCTGCTGAACAGCTACGGCATCAGCTACTACGCCCGCACTGAGCTGGGCGGCTTCTCGCTGCTGGGCAACCGCACCGTCACCGGCAAATTCATCAGCTACGTGGGGCTCGAGGACGCGATCGCTCGCAAGCTGGTCGGCGCGGCTCAAAAGGTCATGGCCAAGAACCTGACCAAAGGGTTCATGGATCAGGAAGTCGAGCGCGTCAACCAGTGGCTGCAGACGCTCGTCGCCGACGGCACCATTCCGGGCGGCAAGGTGTACTTGCACCCCGATCTGAACAGCGTCGAGAAGTACAAAAACGGCACCTGGTATCTGTGCATTGACTACGGCCGCTATGCCCCGAACGAGCACATGGTTTACCAGCTCAACGCAAGCGACGCCATCATCGAAGAATTCTTGGGGGATGTTCTCTAATGTTTACCAACCGCGTAAGACAGATCATCACGGCGACCCTGCAGGGCCTGCCGCTGATGGCAACCATCGAAGAATTCGAGCCGCCGAAAATCGATTTCGAAATGGAAGAAATGCGAGGCGGCCGCTTTGTCGCCGAGGAAATGGCGACCGGCCTCAAGGCCTTAAGCGCCAAGCTGACGCTGCAAGGCATCGGCCTCGCGATCATGACCGCGCTCGGCGTCAGCGGCGGCGATGACATCATGCTGACGGTGCAGGAAGCGGGCGAAGACCAGGACGGTAACGAGTGGTTCACCTACTACATCTGCTCCGGCAAGTTGAAAGTCTTCGAGGAAAAAACTCTCAAGATGAAAGACAAGCCCGTCACCATTCTGGAAATCGCGCTGAAAAGCTACCAGCGCCTCGAGAACGGCGTGCCGATGACCGATATCAACACCCGCACGCAGGTGGTGATCATCAACGGCGTGGACATGATGAAAGGCGCTCGCCGCCTGGCTCTCCTGGTCTAAATCGACTCCCCCACAAACGACCGCCTTCGGGCGGTTTTTTGTTGTTTGAAGGAAAATAAAACCATGCAAGAAAATCAGCCTTGGGCACTCCCTGAACATACCCTGCGTTTCCCGATCGACCTGTCGGAAGGCCGATCGCTGACAGCGGTCAGCCTGCGGCCTTTCACCGTGGCCGAGCACCGTGCAGCGATCGCCAAGGCTGGCGCAGACGAGGACGATCATTTCGAGGCGCTGTTGCGCCTGGCAAGTGGGCTGTCTGAGGAGGATATCGGCGAGATCAAGCGGCCGGACTACGTCACGCTCTCGACCATGATTCACGAGTACATCAGCCTCCCGGCCTCCTATTTCCTCGAGCGCCTGCCAGAAGATCCAGACGACGCCGAGCTGCTCGTGCCGATCAAGGGCATCGGCCGCACGATCGACCGCCTGCAGCTGCAGGTGCCTGGGATGAAGGTCACCAAGGCCATGCGCAAGATGAAAACCGATTTCGATCGAGCGGACTTCTGCAGCGCCAGTTGCACCGGCCTTTCGGTTCCAGAAATTCACCGTTTGAGCATTCCCGACTGGACTCAGCTGCAGGGGCGCTTGAACGATTTTTTGAACAAACCGGCTGCCTACTTTCAGTAAACGACGTCGAGGTAATCCTCGACATTGTGCCCCTCGCTTACAACGTAACCGAGGCGGAAATTCTGGAATGGGACGCCGAGACGGGCCTGCGTCGCTATGAATTGGCGATGACCCGTTTGCGCGTGAACAAGGGGTAAGGCATGGCGGAATCAAAATACTCGCTGCGCCTGGCCGCGACGGACTCCTACTCGAGCACGTTCGGCGACTTCTCGAAGAAGGCCGGCGCGCTGCAGGAAGGAATAAAGCTGCAGCAGGCCGAGCTTCAAAAGCTCAACCAGGCCGCGCGCTCGGTCGACGGATATGCAAGGCTGACGCAGAAAGCCGAGGCCACCACGGCGGCGCTGCAGGCTGCTCGAGTCGAGCAGTCGAAGGTCAGCAGGGAGCACCAGGCAGCGACCGCGAGGGTCGCGCAGCTGACGCAGCAGCACGAGATCGCGATCGCATCGCTCAAGGCCCTGGCCGCGTCCACCGAGGCGACCACGGGGCAAGTGAGTGCTGCACGAGCCGAGGAGGCCCGTTACGCGCGCGAACTCAAGTCGGCCACGCTCGCCGTCGCCAAGCTCGACACCGCGCAGGACAAGGCTACAGCCGGCGTCAAAACGCTGCAGGCTGCTCAGCGCGCCGAGGGGAACGAGCTCAAGGGGCTGCAGGCGGATCTCGCAGCGGCCGGCGTCGACACCGGCAAGCTGGCCAGCGAGCAGAAGCGCCTCGAGACGGCTACCGAGGCGGCGACTGCCGCTTTGACGTCGCAGCGCGCCAAGCTGGCGGCAGTCAATGGCGCTCAAGGGCGTATCGACGAAAACCGGAATCAGCGCGCGGATCTACGCGGGCAGATGGTCGAAACGGCTGCGCTCGCCTACGTGGCCAGCCGGCCGATCTCGCAGGCGATGGACATGGAAACCGCCATGGCCGACGTCGGCAAGGTGATCACCTTCGAGGACGGCGGCAAAGAGGCGATGGCATCGGCCAACTTGAAGTTGGCAAGCGATCGCCTGATCGCCTCCTCGGGCATGACTGCCATCGATCTGGCAAAAATCGAGTACGCGGCAGGTCAATCGGGCATCGGCAACGAGCACAAGGACAAAGACGGAAAAGTCGACGTCAAGGCCAAGACTGCCGAGGTGATGAGCTTCACCCGCGACGCGGCGATCATGGGCTCGGCCTTCGATATCGACGCGCAGACTGCCGGCGAAACTATGGCCGGCTGGCGGGCGTCGATGGGCTTGAACAGGGCGCAAACGCTCGACCTTGCGGACTCGACGAACTACCTCGGAAACAGCTTTAACGCCAAGGCCGCCGACATTGCGTCGGTGGTCAAGCGTTACGGCGCTGTCGGTAAGGCCTCGGGCCTGTCGCCTGAGGAGAGCGCGGCGCTGTCGGCCGCGTTCCTGAACCCTGGCACCGAGAAAGAAATCGCCGGTACCGGGTTCAAGAACTTCACGGCCGCGCTGACCAAGGGCGAGGCCGCGACCAAGGGTCAAAAGGAAGTTTGGGAAAAACTCGGGTTCACGCCTGAGGATCTGGCCAAGGACATGCAGGGCAACGCCCCGGCCACGGTAATGAAGGTGCTCGAGGCGATCAGGGCCGAGCCGGTCGAGGAGCAGGCAGCGGTCGCGACTCAGCTTTTCGGCTCGGAGTCGATCGGCGCGATTCAGCCCCTGCTGCAGAACCTCGGCGAGGTGCAGCGCGCCTTTGACATGGTCAAGGATAAGAGCAAATACGCGACGTCTGCACTCGGCGAAAACGGCTCGATGATGCAGGAAGCGGCCGGGGTGGCCAACACCTCGCGCACGGGCTGGAACGCCTTCACCGCACGGCTGACACGCCTGTCGACGGTTGTCGGCACGGCGATGCTGCCAGCGCTAAATGCGGTGCTGACGCCGATCGGCGCCCTGGTCGATGGTTTGGCCTGGGCCGCTGAAACATTCCCCGGCGTGACGGGTGCGCTCGCTGTCGCCGCTGGCGGCCTGGCCGCGCTGAAACTTGGCGCGCTGGGCTTGAAATTCGTCGGCCTGATGCTTGGCCAGGGGCTCAACCGGGCGAGCCTGGCGCGCGCTCGGCTGGACGCCAACACGAGCCGAACGGCGATCGCGGCTGATATGGCGGTCGGCCGGCTGAATGCCACGCTCGGCCGGCTGGGCTCCTCTGGCGTCGCCGGCGCTGGTGGTGCTGGTGGTGCTGCGGGTGCGGGTGCGGGTGGTAAGGCAGGCAAGGCCGCTGGTGCTGCAGGAGCGGCCGGCGCAGCGGCCAAGGCGAGCCGTTTCGGGCGCCTTTCCGCGCTGGGCGGCAAGATTATTGCGCCTGCAGTCGCAGCGCTGGGCCTGGCTACGGTGGCCAGCGGCGCCCTGGCTTCGCCAGCGGCGCTATCGACCGTTCCTGCAGGCGCAGGCAAGGCGGCCGCCCCGATCGCCGCTGCAGCAGCCCCAGCGGCGGCCAAGGCGGCGCCGCTGCTTACGCTGGTGCCGAAATCTGGCCCGCCTGGCGCGCCTGGTGCGGTCGTTCCTGGTGCGCTGCGCGTGCCGCCGCCGTTGTCGGTGGTGCCCACGGCTGCGCCTGCCGGCCTTCGCCCGGTGGCTGCTGGCATAGCTCCGGCGCCGTTCTTGCCGACCGCGCCTGCAGCAGCCCCAACGGCGGCCAAGGCGGCGCCGCTGCTTACGCTGGTGCCGAAATCTGGCGCGCCTGGTGTGCCTGGTGCGTCCGTTCCTGGTGCGCTGCGAGTGCCGCCGCTGTCGGTGGTGCCTGCGGCCGCGCCAGCTGCTGTCGCTGCGCCTGCCGGCCTTCGCCCGGTGGCTGCTGCCATCGCACCGGCGCCGTTCTTGCCGACCGCGCCTGTAGGTGCGCTCGCAGGAGCTGCCTCGCGCGCGGCACCAGTAGCGGCCGAGGTGGCCGAGAAAGCGCCTGGCGCTCTGGCCAAGGCAGCGGCCGTAAGTGGCAGCGTGCTCGGGCCAGTGGCCAAGGTCGCGGCCAAGGTGGCCACGCCCTTAATGCTGCTCTCTGGCGCGGCTACGGCCGCTGATGGCATTGCCAAGGGTGACGCCGGCCAGGTTGGCGGCGCCGTCGGTGGCATGGCTGGCGGATGGGCCGGCGCGTCTGCAGGCGCCGCGATCGGCACCATGATTTTTCCGGGCGTTGGCACGGCCGTCGGCGGTGCTGTTGGTGCGCTGGCTGGTAGCGGGGCGGGCGAGTGGCTGGGCGCGAAACTGGGCGCCCTGGTCGACAAGCTGAAAAGCCCCGAGGACACCGCCAAGGAAGTGGCCAAGAGTATCGAGATCAAGCAGCCGATCACGTTCTCGCCGCAAATCACGCTGACGCCTACCGGCGATCCTGCGTATGACCAGCGGCTAACCGAGCAGATCCTCGCGCGGCTCAGAGCTGAAATGATGGCCTCGGGCATCGGCGGCGACCCGCTGGCGGTGCGTCGCAGCGCCTCTCTAACCGATGGGAGTGATTAACCAATGGCGCAGCAAATGGCGCTGGGAGACTTCGTTTTCAGCCTGTCTAGCGGTTTTCCGTATGACACCCTCGACCGTAAAACGTCGGGGGGCTGGGTAGCGATGGAGATCATCAGCGGTAAGCCCCTGTCGCAAAACACCGGCCAGGGGCTGGAGACGGTAAGACTCAGCGGCAAGGCGCAATTTTCGGCCGGTATGGCGAAGGTGCAGCGCCTGCGGGAAATGGCAAACGCGCGTGTCCCTTATGTCCTGGTCGACGGCGTCGGCCAGGTGTGGGGTCGCTGGAAAATTCAGGACGTCAGCGAGTCGCAAAAGCGCGTGCTCGATGACGGCACCGCGACGCTGCTCGAGTGGACGTTAGAGCTCGAGGAGTTCGTCAATGCGTAGGGTTCGCACCATTGCCGGTGACACGGCAAACATTCTGCTTTATCGGGAGCTCGCGCGCTCCGACGACGCCGCCGAGGCGGCTTTCTGGCGGGTTAATGCTGGCCTGGCCGATTACGGCGTGTCGCTTCCTGCGGGGCTTTGGGTGATTTTGCCCGAGATCGAGGAGGCTGCGACGCCGGCCGCTGTGGTCAGTGCCTGGGATTAAGGGGGTTTTATGGCTATTGGATTTACCCCGGCCGTGGAAGTGGCCGGCGCTAACGCGGCGCTGATCAACAAACGGTTGGTCGATTGGGAGCGCGTCGACGCGGCGGGCGTTGAGTCGGACACGCTGAAACTGACGGTCAATATCGAGGGGCTCGAGGGCCTGCCTAGTGTCGACGGTAAAATCAGTGTGAGCCGTGGCTACCTCGAGACGGGGCTAGTCGATGGGGGCGAGTACGTCGTAACGCGCACGACGCCCCAGCTTTTTCCGGCGCAGCTGCTGATCGTGGCCACTGCCGCGCCCTTCAAGGTGGCGGATCAGACCAAGTTCAAAGAGCGCCGATCGGCGAGTTATGGCCCGACCACGCTCGGCGCGATTTTTCGCGAGCTCGCTGGTCGTCATGGCTTCTCGCCGCGCATTGCGGCCGATCTTGACGCGATCGCTATCGATCACGTCGACCAGTCGAATGAAACAGACATGGGCTTTCTGACGCGCATCGCCGGCAAATATGACGCCGTGACCAAGCCCGTAAACGATCTCTATGTCATGGCTCGTCGCGGGCAGTTGAAGTCGCTCAGCGGCAAGACGCTGCCAGTCGTTACCCTGTCGGTCACGAAGGACAATCGCCCCGGCGATCGGGCGTTTATAAACGCCAGCCTCGACGAAGACAGTCGCGTCAAGTTCAAGGGCTGCAAAACGGTCTGGTGGGATGGCGCGGCCGGCAAAGAGTGCGTCGTCGAGACGGGTGCAGAGCCGTTCAAGAAGGTGCGCCAGCGCTATCAGAACGAGGCCGAGGCAAAGGCCGCGGGCGAAGGTGAGGCCAGGAAAATCAAGCGCCAGGCGGCGAAGCTGCGGATCGATTGCCCCGGCAATCCGGCCCTGCAGGCCGAGGGATTGGTCGAGCTCGATGGCACCTGGCCGAGCTTTATGCAGGGGCAGTGGTCGATCGACAAAGTCACGGAAACGAGCAGTCGCGCGCAGGGTTATCGCTGCGTGCTTGAGGCGTCATATCCAGCATGAAAAAAAAGCCCCCACTGCCTCGCGGCGGTGGGGGCTTTTGTCGTTTCTGGCGTTTACTGCTCGAACAGCTGCCCCGGCATGGTCGGCGGGTTCTGGTAGTCGCGGATCACGCTCGGCAGGTTCTGCAGATCCTCGACGCTGGCCAGCCGATCGACGACCTTGATCGCGCCGCCGTTAGCCGCGACCCATTGATCGTTACGCTCGAGCCAGGCGCTTGCCGGCGAGCCGCTGGCCTTGTAGCGGCATACGCCCCAGCGCTGGCCGCCGAGCTTGTCGATTGAGCAATTGACCTGCAGGCCCGCTCGATCGCTTACCCGCTCGAGCGCGTTCGCGTCTTTGTCGACCAGGTCTTTGATAAAGAGCGCCACCAGGGCAGCGGCGGCGACGCCAATAATCAGGGGCTTTGCTTTCATGCTGCGCGGATCTCCTTCGGTTGAGGCGCGCAGGGTAACAAAAAGCCCGCCGAGTGGGCGGGCTTGTGGGGCTGGCTACATCCTTGAGGCAGAACCTGGCGGCGGTGCTGGTAGGGCGTCGATCGCTGCGTCTGTGGCTTCTTTCGTTTTGTGCAGTACGCCGCCGATCATAAAGCGCAGGCCCTCGTGCAAAAGGCGCCTGTATCGCCTGGCGTCAGCCTTTACCGCCTCGGCCACTTCGACCGGATTGGTCCGCGACTCCCACCTCTCGATCGCCGCTGCGAGCGCGTTGTCGTAGTCTTCGACCTCGAAGCAATCAGACTCATACAGTGCGCCAGAAGCGCCGCATTCATGGCAAAAGACGTGGCTTTCAATGTCTACGCCGTCTTCGCCAAAGTCCGCGCCCCGGTCGATATGGGTGCTGTCTGGCCACCCCGAGGTGACGATCGCTTTTGCTGGCCCCCCGCAAAATGGGCAGGGTGATAGGTCTGTCATGGTCATTCCCCTTTGTGTCGGTCAGGCCCGCCAAACTTGGCGTCGGTGCGGCCGTCGTTGTCGAGGTCGCGGTCAGGTCCGCCGAACGTGGCGTCGGTGCGATCATCGTTGTCGAGGTCGCGGTCAGGCCCGCCAAACTTGGCGTCGGTGCGGCCGTCGTTGTCGAGATCGCGATCGGGGCCGCCGAACCTGGCGTCGGTTCGGCCGTCATTGTCGAGATCGCGATCAGGGCCGCCGCACGTCGCGTCGGTGCGCTTGTCGCGATCGACGTCGCAGTCGCGCGCGGCGGCGCCCGTGGAGGCCAGCAGGGCGAGCAGGATGGCGCCCGCGCGGATCTTGTTTAGGGTCATTGTTGGTCGTCCTGGTCAATGGCCTTGAGGGCGTTCCGCTGCTCGCGCAGGCGCAGCACAAACACGCCGACGACGTGCAGCATTAGGGCGATGGCCACGAGGCCGGAAAACAGCAGCTGCAGCCCTGAGACGTCATTGCTTTGCTTCACTTGGCAGCCTCCCCGATCATGCGCAGGAAGCCGTGCCAGGCGATGGCGCAGCATTCTTGCTTGAGTACGCCTCGACCTTGGCGCGGTTGGCTGGATCTGCTGCATCGCGCAGGGTAAGGCTGCGCGCCGTGATATAGTCCCGTTTGGACATGATGAACCCCCTAGGTTTTTCGGTCTTGCCTGGTGGCGGGTGCAACCGCTGCCAGGCTTCTTTTAGATCAGCGACTCAAGCCGGCGAGCTAGCTCGGCCTGGTTGCCGATTTCGTAATGCCCTTTCCCGTCGTGATACTTCTTAAACAGGTCGTCGAGTGCCTCAATAATCAGGTACTTGACCGGCACGCTGTCGGCCGACATGTTTTTAATGTCGGTGGTGCCCGTGTGGTATTTCGTCGGCACGATTGCCTTTAGCTGTTTCTCGTCGCCGCCGTCGGCCACCACTGCCTTTCTGGCTTTCTCGAGGTGCGCCTCGTCTGGTGCGCTGGCTGGCCTGCTGGGGCGTTCCAGGCTGATTTTCGGTGCTGGCTTGCTCATTTATCCATCTCCAATAGCTCGAGGGTCACGGCCTCGATATCGTCCCGTGCGCCGTCGCCTGCAGGGAGGTCAAACACGCTGAGCCCCTCGGCGATTCCGTTTGTATACGAGACGCTCTGATATGTTTTGGCGTTGAGCACTGGCAGCTCGTAGCCGTGCAGGGCCTCTGTCGCGGTTCTCTCGATAATTGTGTTTCTGATGGCCCTGGCGACCAGCAGCACCGCTTTCGGCAGGCCGTCGGTAACCTCCTGGCGATCCTTCACGAGCTGCACCATGTCCCGGGTGGCCCAAATGTCGTATTGGCTTGGCTGTACCGGGATGATCACCAGGTCGGAAATTTTGACCGCGTCAGAGGTCAGGGGTGTGATCTTCGGAATACCGTCGATGATTACGTAGTCATACCCCGAGGAAATGCGCGGCAGGTCGCGCTTGATCGTCTCGCGCATGATTACGCAAGGGACCGGCACGGCGTCGTCAGAGCGCGCGCTTGCCCAGTCAGTGGCCGACCCTTGCGTGCCGTCCAGGTCAACCAAAAGCACGTTCTTTTTATGCACCGTAGCCAGGCAGGCGGCGATATTTGTCGCGCTGGTGGTCTTTGTGGTGCCGCCCTTTTGGTTCTGAAATGTCCAGATTCTTGCAGCCATTTTGTAGGCCTCGCAGTTGGTGAGGGCTTCAATATACGTACAAATGTACCTTTGTACAATAGTACGTAAGGACAAAGGTACAAAACAGCAGCGCGCAGCGCCATCCTTTACAGAGACTCTGTCTCTGCGCTTTTGGCTCGTCCTTTCTCCTTGTGCCTGTAGCCCTTGTGGGGCGGGGCTTTGGCTCTGCAGCCATATAGAAGGGACGAGGCCAGGTCCTGAGGGTGTATAGGCCCTATCTCCATTCCTCTGGCTTGTTGGTCATCTGGCTGGCTGGTTCCTCGACAATTCCTCTTTTGTTTTTTTTCCGCCGTCAAGGGTCAATCTTGGTATCGGGCAATGGGTGTATATATACACCCATTGCCCGCAATCCCCATACACCCATAGCCCGTACCAATATACACCCATAGCCCTACTTTGACTTAGGGCAATGGGTGTATACACCGATTGCCCATTCTATACGTATAGAATGGGCAATCGGTGTATACACCCATTGCCCAATATAGAGCATTTGCATGGCAGTATATTGGGCAATGGGTGTATATTGGCGGGGATTGGGCAATGGGTGTATATTTGAGCGGTCAATGGATGTATACAAATGCGGGCAATGGGTGTATAGTTGATCTAATTGGTTCGCGGGCTATGGGTGCATAGGCGCAACCTTCTATTCTTCTTTAGGGCAATGGGTGTATATATGAGCGACGAACTGATGACAGGTGAAGAAATGCAGCCAGACCAGGAGCGCGCCAGCTTTGGCAATTACGGCGGAGCCACTCGCCAGAAAATCGATCTACCGCCTTTGATCGACAAGCTGATCAGCGATATCCAGCTCATCGACTCAGACCGTTACATGTCGCGCAGCAAGAAAACTCAGCGCATAACGCGAGTGGCTGAGAGTCTTAAAAAGCGCCTGTATGAGGACAAGCGCCGAAACGAAGACGACAAGCTGAAGGCGTCGACCTATCGCCGATATTTGACCCTCGTTCGCAAGGCTGTCACTGCGCAGAACTGGCGGCATCATGGGCTTGAGGAGTCTGCTCGACGCCTGGCGAAGCATCACCCACGCTACGCCGAGCAGCTGCACGCACTGGCCGAAATGGAAAACATTACAGAGCTCCGTCTCGCGCACCGTGATCTGCTGAATCAAGTTCGCCAGGATCGCGACCTCGATGCTTTCGACGCGATCCAAGGGATGAAGCTCGACCACGAAGTAATGCGGCACCTGGTGCTGCCTGCAGTAACAAAAGTCGAGCTTGCGACTCAGGCCGCTGCCACGCTTGAGAAGCGCGCAACCAACACGATCGAGGTCAACTATTACAAGTTCATTGATACCGCAAGCGGGCTACTGACCCACGCCGAAATCGGCAGTGATGGCGAGCCTGTACAGCGGTTCTCGGCGCTGGCGCTTGGGCTTGCGATGGTTACCGGGCGCCGGGAGGTTGAGGTTTTGGTGCTAGGGCGCTTCAAAAAAGTCGGTGAGTTTGAGCTCGAATTCAGCGGGCAGGCCAAGCGACGCGGCGGCGTCGACTACAGCTCGAGCTATCGAATCTATAGCCTTATCCCGGCCGACCTGGTACTCGCGGCCGTAGAACGGCTGCGGGCATTGCCTGAGGTGCTCGAGCTGCAGCACCTGGACAACACCGAAATCAATCGCCGCGTCGCGAAAACTCTAAATACCACGGCCAAACGTGTATTTGGCGGCGAGGGTTGGGTATTCAAAGACAGCCGCGCCATATGGGCCCGAATCGTTTTCGAGACCCACTTCACGCGCGACGCTCGATGGAAAACCGTAAACGAAACGGTGTTCTGGCGGGAAATGCTGGGGCACGAGGACATGGATACCCAAGAAAGCTATAAGGCTTTCAAAATCAGCTACACCAACAACGCGCCGGCCGAGCCGGTAAGCAAGTACGGCAGCCGGCTCGAGGCGCTCGAAGCGCTCGACGAGCAGGCCGCTGGCGGTGTGGCTTCGCAGCGGATTCATAGTTGGGTTAAGCAGGCTGTGGCCGCTTCGCCTGACGTCCTTATCTCGCAGAAAGCGATCAGTGTGAACGTCGGCAGCCACCGGCAAGCGATTAAAGACTATCTGGCTATGGCCAGTGAGGCTCTGGCCACGCCTAACCGCTCAATCCGGGCGGTCGCGCCGGTCGTTCCGGCAGAGGTGTCGAATGCCAGGCCGAGAATCTCGGTTCGCGAGATCTCGGACGGTCGTTTTGTTGCTGTCGCCAAGTTAAATGGCGTCGAGATCGCCAGCGCGGAAGGTGACAGCAAGGAGGAGGCTCAAAGGGCCTTGTTCGCCGCTGCCGCCAGCGGTAAAACCAGCGCCTGACACGGCGCCAAGTCACTTGCCGGGGCCAGGCGCCCCGGCAAAACATCTCGATTTTCCCCGTCTCTGAGCTCCGCCTCTGCCTCCTCTATCTGCTCGAGCGCTGTTGCGATCATATCGAGCAGCTCTCCGCGTGTTGCTTCCATTCCGGCCTTCGTGGCCATGCTAAGCGCCGATTTGGCGCGGCTGAGTTTGGCGGACGCTCTGTCCATTTTTTCCTGGCACTGCAAGGTGATTCCCTCCCCTCGTATTAAAAAGCCATCACTGTACTTTCATACAGTATAACGCGGTTAAGCTCGCATGAGCTTCGCCGCGTAGTTCAATGTCCACTTCGCCGATGCGAGGTCGACGTCTGGATGCGCCAGCCCCATTACCACCTCAGGCCTCAGCGCCCCGATCACTCGTGCAACCGGCGTACCGTGGGGGAGGTCGCAAAGCGAGGCGACTGCAAACACGCGCTCAGCAATGTTGAGTGGATACTTTTCAAATGTACTTACACACTCATACTGCAAAGTATCCATTCCCGCGCTGATCGCTCCTGCGTTGAGCAGGGCGGCATGATCCGCTGGAAGCTCCTCAGGGGCCAGCAGGGGCTGATGAGTGGCTTCGTGCTCGTGGGTGGTCAGGGAGTGGACGTTTTTCGCTGCACGGCGCTTCACGTAGGCCATAACGAACGCCCATTTCTCCTCGTTGAGGGTGTAGAAGTTGTGAGAGCTCGTTTTGTGCTTCTTCGTGGACTGCCCCAGCCGCTCGAGAATCGACTTAACGAGGGTGGTTGCGCAGACCTTCGAGCCAAGCGTAGGCACGTAGCGGCCGAGCTTGAGCGTGTTGTAAAGGTCTAGCGTGTCCTGGTCGGTTTTGATCAGTGCCAGCACCTGGCGGCACTGCTCGCTGCCAAACTTGCCCGTTCCAGTGTGCCGGTCGACGGTAAGGATCTCGAAAATCTGCTCGAGCATGGCGCGAGGCGAGGCCTTGAAGCGATGTTGAGTCAGAACGACGCGCGCTTTGCGCTGCGCGAGGTCATAGGCCTGGGCCTGGGCTTCGCTCGACTGCAGCAGCTCGAGCGCCACGACTTTGGTGATACCGCGATCGTCATAAAACGCGACGTCGTCAGGGGTGATCTCGTCCACGCCGAGCTGATGCTCGATGTGGTAGCGGTCGACCTGGGCGCTTTCGCTCTCGCTGCGCACTTCCTCGCGGTTGAGCTTGAGAAACTCCTCCTCGGTTGGCGTGGCCACGCTGTTGAGCAGATCCATACGCTTGGCGAAAACGAGCTCGCCCGCGAACTTGCGATTTTCTCGCGACGTTTGGGTGAGTTCCTCCTCGGCGCCTTTCAGATCCAGGCGCTGCACGAGATAGCCCTCGCCCTCGAGCATCAGCAGCAGATTGTTAGCAAAGTGCGATCGCGCCTTATTTTCCGAAGCGACTGCAGACAGGTAAACCGTGTCGAACGCAGTTTTCTTGCGGGTAACGCGGTACTCGTCGGGTGTGTTTTCGATCTCGCAGGCGAGGCCCTCGAGCACCAGCATGCCGCGATAGAGGACGTCAGGGTTTGTTTCGCGCTGGCCAGAGGTGTGGCCGATTCCGATGATGTAGTGCTTTGCTGTCCGATCGCGGCGCAGCATCTGCAGGGCGTCGGATGGGCCGACCGTATTGCCACTGAATAGGCCGAAATGGCAGTCAAAATGTGGCTTTGGCCACGACATTGATACGCCCGAGGAAATAGCCGGCGAATAGATCAGCACGTCGTATTTGAGTGCCTCGTCTTTGGGGTTGAGCAGAAACTCTTTAACGTCCTCGTCGGCCTTGCTGTCAGCGTGAACGAGCAGCATGCGAACCGGGTCGATCTCGCCGGTTTTGACCTTATCCTCGACCAGGGCGGCCATTTTCTTGGCGCTCTCTGCAGAGTCGTTGGCCACCAGTACGCGGCGCCCGGCGCAGATCTGATCGACGGCCAGCTGCCAGACGCTTTCCTCGTCGCCGTGGTCGACGCGGATCTGCTGGTTATGGCCGATGACCTCGATAACGGTGATCACCTGGCCAGGGCGAGCCAGTTCGCAGAATTCGATAACAGTGTCGTTTGCGTCGGCGTCGCAGAGCAGTACGCGCCTGGCCGACGCCACGGCGTTAATCAGCGAATCCATAACCTTGACGCGCCCGTCGACCGGGCCGGTGGTGGTGTGGCGGATAACCTGGCTCGCTTCGTCGATGCAGAGCGTTTCGAGCGTGGTAAACCAGCTGCGCTCCTCGGCGTTGTAAAACTTGCGATGGGTCAGGCTGTTGACGCAGCAGGCCAGGTGCGAAACGTAAGGCATATGCCAGGCCTCGACCTCGCGGTAATGCTCGACCTTTACGTCGGCCTGTTGAAGGGTGCCGCGCTTCAAGTTTAGGCGCGCGGCGGCGTCGTCGAGTAGGGAGATACGGTGCGCCACGTAAGCGCCTTTTTCCGACGCCTGCAGAATCGGTGCGATTACCTCCTCGGTTTTCCCCGAGCCCATAGGCGAGCGCAAGACGACGATCCCCTCGAGACTTTCGATCAGGTCGGCCAGGTGCGCGGGCACCATTGGAGAGCCGTGGACCGGGTGGGGAGTGGCGGCAATCGGCATGTAGCGGATGTGGGCTTTCTTGAGCGTCTCAGGCGAGAAGCTGCGCAGCTGCTGCGCGCGGCTGAGCTTGTCGCGGCTGATCCAAAGCGCAAAGCTGCGCAGCTTGGCGCGGATGGCGTCTGAAATCATAGCGGGCAGCTGCTGCAGCACGACGGCGATAATCTCGTCGGTACCGAACTTAATCGGCACCAGGTTCATGCCGGCATTGATCGCCATTTTCGCCGGTTTCTCAGCCAGGCGGCCGCTGTACGAAACGCGCTGCAGGCAGTAGCTAAACCAATCTTTCTCGGCACGAAAGACGCTGGCGCGAGCGTGCAGCGCTTTGGCCGTGGCCTTGAGTCCGTAGGCGACGTGGTAGTCGTTCCAGTCGGTCGGGCCTTTTTCAGTGCGTTTAGCCTCGGCGATTTCCTCGTCGCTCATATCGAACGCGGGAACGATGCCAGGGTGCTGGAATTCTTTGTGTAGCTCGAGGGCGGCCAGCAAACCGGCGTTACCCGCCGTTTTCCATTGGTCATTGTCGGCGGCGTTGAGGAAACGCCAGGCCGGGCAATGCTTGTTATAGGTGGTCAGCACCTTGACCAGGTTGTCGACGTTGAACGTGACGACCACGGCCACGCTGCGGCCTGCGGCCTCCTCGGCCAGGTAGACGCTGGCGCCGGTCGCAAAACCTTCGACGGCGTAACGGTACTCGGCCGTTTCAATATCGCCGATGATGCAGTGCGCGCCGTCCATCTTGACGCCGCGGCCTTGCATTTTGGTGCGTTTCTCGTCGTGGTAAATGCGCTGCAGGCCGAGAAAATTGCGCTGGATATCGAACATCGGAACGGCGGTAAAAACACCGTGACTGTCACGCAAACGCTTCATTTCAAAGCGTGACACGATTTCGGAAATTTGCTTGTCCTGCAGGTAAGGTGCGCTGCCGTCCTCGATTCCAGCGTACTCGACAAAGCTCTCGAAAACGCGGCCAGACTTGAGCTCGACCTCGAAAACGCTTCGCTCGCCGGTTGACCAGGTGCGCTCGTAAGCCAGGCGCTCGTTATGAATACGCTCTGCCTGGATCGCAGCAGCTGCCGCGTCGGCCTCGAGCTGCGCGGCACGTTCGGCGCGCTTGGCTTCTTGCTTCTCGCGAAACGCGCGATCGCGATCGCTGATCTCGAGGCCCTTTTCGGCCTTGTACAGATCGATAAGCGCACTAAGGCCAGACCAGGTCGAGGCGCCGGTTACGTTGTTGCTGAAAGTCAGGTAAGGGAAATCAATCGGCGACTGATCGGTTTTTTTTGGCGTCGAGCGTTTCAGCTCGCCCCATACCATCACCTTGCCGGTGTAGCGGGTGTCGGTCGCTTCGACCTTTACCTTTGAATATTTCTTGAGGCGCTCGCCGTTGAGGCGAACGCTGGCGCTGACTGATGACCATTTAACCGAGGCGTCGGCTGCCGCTGCGGAAATGTCCGCATCGAAATAGGCCATCAGGTCGTAAGGGTCGGAGGAGAATCTCTCCTGATAAAAGGCCCCTAGCCCGGTGCTCCGTGGTACGTTTGTCATTTTGTCCCTTTGGTCCAAAGTACAAAGGTGAAAAAGTACAAACGATTGACGCTGTATCACACGGGCCTAAACTGAGCACGCAGAACGGCACGTTCTATGTGTTTTGCTCGATTATCTGCCCGCTAAAACAGTTAATTCGAGTTGCTCAGTAAGACACCGACTAAGGTGTGCGTCTATCGCGAAGGCCGGGGGGTTGCTAAAGCCCCCCGGCCTTTGTCTTTTTCCGGCCTTTGAAAAAATAAGCTCGTTAGCGGGTAGCCCCGCTAGCTTACGTCGACTTCTCTATATTTAGAAGACTGACGCTCTCTTTTTATAGAACCTCTCCTTTGTCGAAGGTCGCACGAACCCCGACAACGACACCAATGCTCTCGAATGTATCACCGACCTGCTGCATGGGAAACTGAGGGTTTAGCGCTCGCAGGTAAAATGCCGAGCCGTCAAGCGTCAATTTCTTGAATACAGGTGCGGTTGAGTCGCCGAGGTGCGCGACGACAAAGTCATTCGCGACCGCTTTTCGCGCAGGATCGACGAAAATCGTGTAGCCGTTCGGAAAACTTACGCCTGCTGGCGCTTGCATGCCCTCGTCGCGCACCGTCATAGCGAAGACGCGACCAGGTGGCGTATCGAGCGGCACGACCCATTGGGTACCGGCCGGAAGCCTTTTAGGGTCGGGGTTCTTCGCCCATTCAGCAGCACGCGCCCACGGAATTACAGGCACGCGGCTTGTGCTCTCGCTTGGAGCTGTGAACCCGTTCGGGTCTGCTGCTTCCTTTAATAATATGTCTACGGTCGTTCCTAAGCCTTTGGCCAGGGCGACGGCGACGTAGACGCTAGGCGCCACGTCCTTTGTCTCGATCGTTGCAAGGTGCCCGGTTGACATGTCGACGCCTGCGGCATCGATCAGGGCTTGCAACGACCATCCAAGGGCTTGCCGCCGCATCCGTATTGCGGTGCCGATTGTGTAGTCGCGCTGCATTGTTCCCTCTCCTATTTACCTAAATATTGTCCCTTCTAAATGGCCGCTCGCACCACTCGTTATTTAGAAATCTAGTTGCATTTTTTCTCTAAATATAGAGAATGTAGTCATAGCGACATGTGACCAATGATCTAGGGAAGGGTGCTATGGGTACGCGAACTGAGCGGGATGTAGTGATCGATCAGACTAGCCGATGGTTTGCCCACTCGGATTGGTCCCTCGAGCGATTCGCCAGCGAGCGACTGGCGCCTGCGCTGTCAGCCGCGGGCCTGATCGATACGCTCGAGGAGCCGGCCGACGTCGAGGCCTATCAGCGCACCCGTAAAGCCTGGTCGCAACGTGTCTCCCGAATTTTTCACGCTACGCAGCCTTTCCCTCTCGAGTGGAAATGGGTCTGGATCTCGTGCCTGCCTGACGACTATCAGCGCTCTGCGCGTTCCGAGCTGCTGGCAATGGCTGGCTGCTTCGACGTCCGTATCCCTGAGCTCGTCGGCCTTGTCGGTGTGCCGTCGGCAAAGGCTCAGCTCGGCGAGGTAACGCAGGCGATCGGCGAGTTTCTGGCTGCCAGCGCCCCGGCTCATGATGGCTTCTACGACAAATCCGATAGCCCCGAGGAAGTCGATCGCATGTTGATCGAAGGAACCGAGGCTATTTCTGCCATGTTTAACGAGCTGGTCGCGCTGTCGACCGGCACCGGGCGCCCTCTGCCGCTGCTGATGCTGGCGAACCTCAAGGGGGAGCCGCTGTGACAGCTCTGCGCCTGGTCAAATCCGACACCATTCCGACTGACCCCGCCCAACTGGCCGAGCGTTTCGACGTGGTGCCTGGCGAGTCGAAGGCCGAAAAGGTCAAGCGTCAGAACCGCGAGCGCAAGCAGAAGCAGCGCCGCAAAGAGGCGCAGGAAAAGCTCAAGGCCGAGGCCTTTCACCTGCCAGCGATGGTCCTCTATGGCGGCACCGTGCAGGCCATGATCGACGTTTGTAAGGCAGGCGGATTCGAGGAGCCGGCCGAGGCGCTGACCTTGCTCGCCCACGGTAGCCAGGCACTGGCCAAGAACGACCCTGAGGCATTCGCCGCCCTTTTCGCGCCGGTCCTCGCCGCGCTGGCCATTGCCGGCGCGGATCTAGCAAAGCGTGACAGTCACGCTTTCTCGCAACTGATTACCCCGCCGTCACGCTCCGAGGTTGCCAAGTGAAAGCCGTCCGACTCTTTAACGTGGCCGGTGGCCAATCTGTATTGGTGATCGAACTGCCGCGCCGCCAGGGCCTTTCCGAGGCTCGCGTCGTGACTCGCTCGAGCGTGCGCAGCCGTTCTGATGCCTTCTATTTCAACGAGGCCGCCGAGTGCTCGAGGTTTGTGCATTCGTTCGGCCAGCGTAACGCGAGCTTTGCTGTCGCCGGGCTGCTGGGTCAGGGGGCTGCAAATGTTCGCTGACGTATCTGCCGGCCTCGAGCTGCGCCAAGACGACGCAGTCGAGCGCGCCATGCTTGCCGACGACTGCCTGCGTGCAGGCGTTGTCATGGTGCCCGTCTGCGGCGCCTGCGGTCGCAGCATCGATCAAACCCGGCTGCTGATCTGCCCTACGGCTTCCCGTTGCTCGCTGTGCTGCAGCGTGCCAGTGCTGGCAATGAGGCGCTGATCATGACCGCAAAACTTTCTATCGAGATCCGCCACCCCGCGCCGACGCCTGGCGCGTTCGAGTGCTGGGTGCTGCTGCCAGGCCCTGACGCCGGTCCGCTGGCGAAGCGTCGTTACAAGGCCCCGGCCGGGCCAATGGCTCAGGATCTGGTGTGGTTGCGTGATCGCCTGATGTTCGCCTACCTGGCGCCAGGCGATTACCGCGAAACCGAGCGCCCGAGCGACGCCGACGGCTGCGGTGTGATCGAGACAGCCCGCACCCGCGACGCTTTCCCTCGTCGCCGTGCCGACGACCTGGCCGAGTGCCCGCTCGACGGCGCCGACAAGCCTACAAAGCTGCCTTTCGACTACGTGGCCAGCTTGGCCAGGGATACCACCCGAGTGACCTGCAGCGAGACGCGGAAAAAGAAAAAAAGCGCCATTCCGCTGGGGCCTACGGCATTCGAGGACGCCTATCTCGTCCGCACCGTGGCCACGCTGGCCCCCGAGCTGAGCCGCTGGATTCGCTACGCCTACGCCGATTCGATCGACTGGAACGACGAGGCCGGCAACGTGCTGGCCGCGTGGGAGCTCGCATTGCCCCAACTCGGGAAAATGCAAGGCAAGACACTGCAGCGTGCCAAGGGCCTGGCGCACTTGGCCGTGCAGCACCACAAGCACCTCAAGAATTCCGGGCAGAGCCGTTACGACGGCCCCGCGTTGGCCCTGTTGCTGGGCGTCAGCGACGTGAACTATCGCCAGCACTGGCGAGCCCGCTGGGACGCTCTGCAGAGCGCCCTTGACCAGATCGACACCAGGGCGCTCGAAACGCTCTGGCGCGCAATTTAACCAACACCAATAACCACGAGGGAAACACCATGTTCGGCTTGAAAAAGAAACTGTTCGGCGCCGGTCGCACCATCAAGAAGCTGGAAAACCGCGACCTGATGCAGGCGATCGTCGGTGGTTGCCTGTTGGTTTCCGCTGCTGACGGCGAAATCAGCAAGAACGAAGCCGCGCAGATTGATATTCAGATTCGCGCGAACAAGGCCCTGGAGCACTTCGGCGCCGAGATCACCAAGACTGTGAACTTGTTCACTGAGCAGCTGCAGGCCGGTTTCCGCTTGGGTCGCATGAACATCATGCGCGAGATCCGCGACATCAAAAACAACCCGGCAGACGCCGAGGAAGTGCTCGTAAACATGCTGACCGTGGCCGAGGGCGACGGCAGTATCAGCCCGGACGAAATGAAGGTGCTCAACGAGATCGCCGTCGAGCTGGGTCTGCGCCTGAAAGACTTCGGCATCGACGCTTGAGCCGCATCGGCTCCTTGCGCCGCTGGGCAGCCTTCGGGCTGGCCGGTGGCGTCGTCCTGGTCGACTCGGCGAGTCGCCTCCTCTCAATGTGTGCTGACCTGGTAATCGTCGCCCTGTTGTTGGCGGTGCTCCTGGTTGGGAAAAAGCAGGGATAGATCATGTTCGGATTCGACCCTTTTGGCATCAAGCGCCGCCGCCTGGCCCGCGAGGCAGAGCTCGAGGCTCAGCGCAAGCGCCTGCGTGATCGCGTGGCGCCCGTCGCGGCTCTGCAGCAGCGGGCGATCGCCGCGACGCGCAGCAGCTCGAACTCGAGCAGTCCCGCGTACTCGCCAATGAATGACCCGCTGAGCCCGCTTAACCCGTTGTCGCCATTCAGTCAGGTTAGCCAGGCCGAGGCATATTCGTCGCCGCGTCACGAGCTAGAGCCGTCGCGCAGCCACTGCTCGCCGAGTGTGTCGTCGTCGGATGATTCGTGGAGTCGCTCGAGCAGCTGCAGCGGCTCCGACTACAGTTCGAGCAGTTCAAGCAGCTATGACTCGGGCAGCAGCTCGAGCAGCTCCGACTCGTCGAGTTACTGACCATGCCGCTCCTGGTGCTGTGCCTGGTTGCGCTGGCCACTCTCGTAAGCCTCAAGCTGGACGGGGCGATCGCCTTGTCGTGGTGGGTCGTCCTGCTACCTGCTCCGGCTTATCTGGTAATTCAGGTGCTGCTGGGGCTCGCCTACTGGCTCTACATGGCTTCGCGGTGGGAACGCTCGTGAGTGCCGTCGCCTGTCTGCATTGCCAGGCCGCGCCAGAGCGCCGCCAGCACCCGACTACGCTCCTGGTTATGTGGATCTGCCCCGTCTGCAGTAATAGAGGCGAGGCGCACCCCGTCGAGTCCCGAGCGCTGGCCAGCTGGCAGTTAGTCAATGACGCCGATCTGCCGCTACACAACTGCAAGCAGCAAGGCGCGGCCCGTTTCTTTATGCGTGGCGGCCGGTGGGGTTCCCGCTGCGCCTGCTGCGACTTTGTAGCCGACGGCTACGCGACTATCGAAGGTGCCCGAGCCGGCTGGGCTCGCGCTGTGAGGTGATGCAATGCGGATGCTGAGAATCACGGGCTGCAGTAATAGCTCGTATTGGTACGCGGGTAAAATTGGCTCTGTCGTTCCGTACATTGGCGAGGACGCAGGCGAGTACATTACTCGAGAGCCATCGGGTTACGTGAACATTGTTAAATGCGCCGATGCTGAGCTGGTCGACGTAACGGCCATTGTTCCGAAGTGCATGGGCGCCGTGAATTCTGATCGGTATCACTACAGGGTGTCCGTCGAAGTCACATTCAATCAGCCTGATCAGCTAGATCGATTTGACCCGACTGTTCTCGAGCGGGAGGCGGTTACGCGCTTGCGCGATCTCCTCATTTATCGAAAGATCGACGCAGTGGCCAGTCTCAGATAGCCCAAAAGCCCAAAAGGCCAAAGGTACAAAAGTGAAAAAGAGCATAGAAGCGATAGTAGGGCTCCCGGCGTTTCAGTCTGCGATAGAGTGGGCGAACGCGCACAAGGGGCCGCCGCAAATAGTTGAGCCGACGCGCTACCTCCGCGATCGCCTGGGCTGGCTTGACGAGAATACGCCGTGCTTCTGCGATCGCCTGGTGATGGTGCACAACGGCAACAGCCGTTTACGTCAGAGCAGGCTGATAGAGGCAATACTCTCGACTCCGAGCCGGCCTGCAATTTGTACCTTTGACCCAAAGGACATAGTTACAAAGGGCCAATAGTGAAAAAGTGAAAAAGCCCCTCTTGCAAAAGTAACGCGCGAAAGGGTATCTTTACCACTCTGCGATACATCCGACAAAAGCCCGCCATTTGAGCGGGCTTTTTCGTTTCTGAAATTCGCAGACTCAATAGAGGCAAAGCCTCTTGGCACGGCTTAGGCCTGCACATCCCTACCCCGCTATCGAGCGGGGTTTTCTTTTTCAGGACGCCACTTGTGGACGACAAACTAACCCTGCTCAACCTGGCTAAGGTCGAGGCGGCGAAGGTTGCGCCCGTGGGCGGCGGCCTGCTGATTTACGGCCTCACATATCAGGAATGGACGATTCGCCTCATGGCGGCCTATGCGTTGTTCCTGGTCGTCGACGGCATTGGTCGCCGCTGGCTCTATCCGTTGCTCAAATTCGCCTGGCGTCGCTTTCACAGGCGCGACCAGGTGCAGGGCGCCGGGGGTGAGCAATGAGCCTGCTGCAGCGGATTATCGCCGCTGTGACGTTCTCGCTCGCTGCTGCCGGCTTCACTGTGAGTCAGACGGGATTGCCGGCGCCGGTTGAACGCGGCGCGATCATTGCCGGGCTCATGGTGCTTACGCCTGAAATGGAAGGCACGCGATTCAAGGCGTACCCGGACACGGGCGGCGTCTGGACGATCTGTACGGGGCATACGGGCGGCGTAAAGCGCGGCGACGTGGCCACGCAGCCCGAGTGCGCTGCGTACCTGCAGAGCGACCTCGGCAGCTCAGTCAGCTTTGTGCAGGCGAACGCCTCCCCGGTTGGCCTGTTCTGCAAAATCGCGATCGCCGACATGCACTACAACGTCGGGCACGGCGCTGTCGCTAAGTCCACGCTATTGCGCCTGGCTCAGGCCGGCGATCAGCGAGGAGCGGCTGCGCAGTTCGGTCGGTGGGTGTACGTCGGCGGCAAAGATTGCCGCGTCGCGGCCAATGACTGCGGCGGCATCGTTATTCGCCGCTCAATTCAGCGCGAGCTGTGCATGGTGGGTTTATGAGTCGCATTTTTACCCCGTTTGTAATGGCCTTGCTGGCAGTGCCTGTACTGGTTTTGCTCAGCTGGAGAATGGGCTACAAGGCCGCGCAGAGCGACGCGAGAGATCTCGAGGCGGAGCGATTGAGTCAGGCCTTTGAGCAAGGCCAGGCACTGGGCACGGTGCGCGATCGCATCGTCACGCAATACGTCGACCGCGTCCAAGTGATCAGGGAGCGCGGCGCCACACTCATTAAAGAGGTTCCGGTTTATGTCTCTGCGAAGGCTGACGCCGCTTGTGTTGTTAACGCTGGCTTTGTTCGGCTGCACGACGCAGCAGCAGGCAACTTGCCTGCCCCTGAGCCCTCCGGCGCTGCTGATGAAGCCCCCTCGGGAATTGCGCTATCTGCCGTCGCCACTACCACGGCCGCCAATTACACCGATTGCAATGCCAACGCTGAGCAGTTGAGCAAGCTGCAGGAAATCGTTCGCGAATACCAGGAGTACAGGAAATGACCCAACACTACATCGGCACCAAGCAGGTCTTGGCATGGCCGCAGGACAAGGAAGGCGTCCACGGCTATGCGGTGAAGTACTCGGATGGCTACATCAGTTGGAGCCCGAAGGATGTTTTCGAGGCTGCCTATGTGCCAATGGGGCATGTCGGCCACCTGCCGCCGCATCAGCAGCGCGTGATTGGCGAGTGTGAGCAGCTCGCAGATCGCATCAAAAAACTGGAAGCGTTCCTGTCCACGCCAGTATTTGCAGGCTTGCCAGATGACGAGCGGCAGCTGCTGAAGATGCAAGTCGACGCAATGGTTCTGTATCTGGGAATTATCAACACGCGCGCGGAAAAGTTCGCCTGATTCTCAGCCATTCACTGGAAAGGTTTCTATGAACAACGATCAATCGATCGAGCAGCAAATCAACGCCCTCGGCCTGACCGCTCCTCGCATCACTCCCGCTCAGATCGACGCGCTGGTCGAGCAGCTGAGCTTTCACACTTCTGTGATTCCAGGCACGACAACGACTCTCGCCTCTGCGATCAATCCGGCAGGCTTCGAGATCGCAACTGCAAGCGCCGGCTGCGTCAGCCCTGAAAACTTCAACGAGTCGCTTGGCCGAAACGCTGCGATCGCCAAAGTTAAAGCGGTCGCACGCAATGAGCTGTGGAAGCTCGAGGGCTACCGCCTGAAAGCGAACCTGCTCGAAGCGTCCAAGGTCGGTTTGATCGCGAGCCTTGAGCTATATCGATCTGCCGATCTGGCAGGCGACGAAGCTTTCGTCGGTGACTTGGCAGCGGGCTTTTGCGTGGCCGCGCCTGAGTGTGCCTGTGAGCGCCCGTCGCATTGCCTGAGCCGTGCACGTCGGCCGCTGACCGCGTGATGCGCACCATTGAGGTGCGTCGCGCCTTTTGGGTCCTCCCCCGGACCCTCCCCCTTCACGGGGCGTAACACCGCGGCCCTCGCGCGTGTAGCTCTCTGAAAGTTCAGTCCTTACTTCCGAATCTGAGGCCCCCCCGGCCTGCATCGCCAGCTTGACTGCTCGGCCAGGTGCGACGGGGCCTCGACCTAATTTCTTGAGTGTCAAAAGGACAAAAGTCAGAAAGGACTTTTGTACCTTTGGACATTTTCACTTTTTCACTTTTGGTCCTTTCTCCCATGGGCAAGATCATCAGCAAAAAAGAGCTTGCCGACCTGATCGGAAAGTCTGAGCGCTGGATTACTGAGCTGCTCGACGAGGGCCTGCCAAAAGTTGGCGGCGGGGGAAAGGGCGTAGCCCTGCAGATTGACAGCGAGGCGGCCATTAATTGGCTGATCAAGCGCGAAATGCGTCGCGAAATGGGCGACGACGGCGAGGACGAGGAGGGGCTCAGCTCTGCGTCAACCGAGGATCGGCTGCTCAAACGCGCCAGGCGCGAAAAGCTGCAGCTCGAAATCGACCAGGTACGCGGCCGGCTCATTCCGAACGAAACGTTCGTCCACCTAAACACCAGCATTGCAGCGGTCTACGCAACGCAGCTCGACGCGCTGCCGAGTCGCTGCGCTGCCGATCTGGCGATTATCGATGACCCTGCACTCATCCGAGCTCGACTATTTGAGGAGACGAGGCGTATCCGAGCGGCTACAGCCGACCGCCTCGAACATCGATCACGCGAGCTCGCTGCGAACGTTGATCAAATCGATCCTGCAGGTATCGAGACTGGTACAGGCGCCGCCGCCGAGGACAGCTGACGAGTGGGCTCGTGACAAGCGAATCATGCCCCCAAGTTCGCCACGGCCAGGCCCGTTCAACCCTGACGTAAACCCCTACATGCGCCCCGTTTCGTGGGCTTTTGCGCAGCCTTGCTTTGACCGGGTGACGTTCATCACGGCAACGCAGATGGGCAAATCGGTCACGATGGAAAACATCATTGGCCACCGGCTCGACGAAGACCCGACGCCGATCATGTACATCGCGCCCACGGCGCCGCTGCTGAAAGATGCGGTGGTGCCAAAGTTCGACGACATGATCAGCGAGTGCGATTCGCTGACCAAAAAGCTCGACGTGCGCAAGTCGACGACGTTCGTTAAATGGATCGCCGGCACAAAGCTGCGTTTCGTTTGGGCGGGCTCGCCCTCCGGCCTGTCGGCTGACTCTGCCGGCCTGATCATGGTCGACGAGGTCGATCGGATCGTAAACACGGGGGAGGGCTCGACTGTGAGCCTGGTCGAGCGTCGAGGCGACGCATACGACGGCTCGAAAATCGGTTACACGGCCACGCCAACGCATGGCCGGGTGAGCAAGCGCCGGCACGAAGTATCGGGGCTCGAGCACTGGCAGGTCGCGTCGACCAAGGCGCTCGGCTCGGCAGTGTGGAAGCTCTGGCAGTCGGGAACACGCCACGAATGGGCGGTCCCGTGCCCTGAGTGCGGCGAGTATTTTATTCCCTGGTCGGGGCTGCTCTGGTGGCCAGGCAAGGGGTCTGAAAGCGAGTGCACCCCGGACGAAGCTCAGCGCGGCGCCCGGTTGACCTGCGGCGCCAGTGGCTGCCAGATCGAAAGCAAATGGCGGCCCTGGATGAACGAGCGCGGCCGCGCTGTTGCACCTGGTCAGTCGATCAGTCGCGACGGCGAGATAACCGGCGTCGCCGAGACGGCGGGCTCGACGCATTACTCGTTTGCAGCCTCGGGCCTGTGCTCGTTCTCCTCGAAAAAGACTTACGGCGCTCTCGCCAAGGATCTTTTGGCGGCGCAGCTGTCGGGCGATCCTGCCGATCTGCTGGCCGTCTATAACACTGGTTTTGGCGAGTGCTACGCGCAGAGCGGCGACGTTCCGACGTGGGAGCAGGTTCGCTCTATGTGCTGGGGTTACTCGGCCGGGCAGCTGCTGCTCGAGCCGCTGAAAATCTACTGCACGATCGACGTACAGAAACGCCGCCTCGTTTACGTGGTGCGTGCCTGGTATGCCGGCATGGGTTCAATGCTCCTCGAGCACGGCGACCTGTGGGGCGACACCGATCAAGACGCCGTATGGGATCAGCTCAGCGAGTTGATCGATACCGAATACGGCGAGCACCCGATCAATATGACCGGGATCGACATCGGCTACCGCGACGACAAGGTTTATCAGTTCATCAACGACCACAAAAACAGGGCGATCGCCCTGCGTGGCCGTGATCGGCTGGACAAGCCTTTTCGCAAAGAAATGGTCGAGGTCGACCGCAAGGGCAAGACGCGCAAGCGTGGCGACGCCCGCTGGGCATTCGATTCACCATTTGCCAAGCGGTGGGTGCATAGCCGTTTTGGTCGGCCAGACGATCGCGCCGGCTGGTGGCTTTTGCATCAGCAGGTCACCGACGGTTACTGCAAAGAGATCGTCGGTGAGGAGTGGCGCGAGGCCGAGGGGAAGTTTCACCAGGTTGGCGAAAACCACTACCTCGACTGCGAGGCGATGCAATACATCATGGCGCTGCGCGACAAGCTGCAGCGTCGCAAGGTGGGCGCCCTGACCCGCGCCGAGCTGGCCGCTGCCATCAAGGCCGGGCCATTGCGCGCCGTCGAGGATCTGCACGAGGAGGAGCCAGAAACGGCGCCTTTGCCTGCAGCGCCTCGCCCGGTGCCCCAGCCGCGAGCACCTCCCGAGCCAACGGCCCCGGCCAAGCCTGCCGCTAGGCAGCGCCGTGCTGACGCACCGCCAGCCAAGGCCCAAGGGCGCTTCAAAATCATCAAGAAGCCGATCAGGTAGCGCCACGGCGCCGCCTGCCGGCGCCGAGTGAACCAATGGAACCGACACAACTTCATGCCGGCGACTCTGCCGCCTGGTCGCGTGCCGTGCCCGATCGCCCGGCTTCTGCCGGTTGGGGCCTGCGCTACGTGCTCAGCGGCCCCGATCGCCACACCGTCGAGGCGCTGCAAACGACCCCTTACACGGTCGAACTCAGCGCCGAGATAACGGCTACATGGGCGCCGGGGCTTTACCGCTGGGTTGCACTCGCCTTTCGCGGCGATCAGCGCCTAACGGTGGCCACCGGAACCCTCGACGTCGGGGCGAACCTCGAAACGGCAGAGCCGACCGACGCTCGCACCCACGCTCAAAAAATGCTGGCCCTGATCGAGGCGGCGCTCGAAAAGCGCATCCCGAAAGACCAGCAGAGCTACGAAATCGACGGCCAGCGCCTCGACCGGATTCCGATCGAGCGTCTGGACGCCCTGCGCACGAAGTACCAGCGCGAAATCCAGCGGGCCAAGTCGAGCCGCTGGCCCTGTGGCCGTCCCGTTAAATACCGACTGAGATAGCCCTATGAAACCGCTCAAACGCGCGCTGTCCTGGTTCGGCCTGGGCGGTAAGCGATCGCCTGCTCAAGATGCCGGCGCCGGGCGTCGTGAGCCTACTGTCGGTCGACGGGGCTTCAAGATGGCCGGCAAAGGTCGCCTGACGAGCAGCTGGTCGGCTCGATCGAGCTCGGCCGACGCCAACCAGGAAATCTACGGCGACCACGAGACGCTGCGTCAGCGGGCGCGCGAGCAATCGATCAATACCTCGCTGCTCAAGCGCTTTTATCGGCTGTTGCGGCAGAACGTGGTCGGCCCCTACGGCATTCGCCTGCAGTCCAAGGCGGTGCTGCGAGACGGCACGCCCGATCGCATCGTGCGGCGCCTGATCGAGAAGGAATGGGTCAAGTTCACGAAAAAGGGGAGCTTTGACGTCACCGGGCGTTACTCCTACGTCAGTTTCTTGTGGCTGTGGGTTGAAACCCTTGCCCGCGACGGCGAAGTGCTGGTGCGGCTGCACCGCAACTGGCCGAACAAATGGGGCTTTGCGGTGCAGATTCTCGAGGCCGATCGCCTCGACATTCATCTCAACACCATGTTGACCAACGGCAACCGTATTCGCATGGGCGTCGAGCTCGACGGATACGAGAGGCCGGTCGCCTATTGGCTGCTGCGCAGTCACCCCGGCGACGTCTACCAGACCCCCGAGGAGAAATACGAGCGGATTTCCGCTGATGACCTGGTGCATAGCTTCGACAACTGGCGAGCGCACCAGGCGCGCGGGTTCACCTGGACGCACGCGGCGGCGCTGGACATTCATCACCTGGAGGAGTTTCGCAGCGCGACGCGGATCAAGGCCGAGCAGTCGGCCAAGATCACCGGCTTTTACGAGCAAAACCCCGAATGGCTGGACCCGCCAGAAGAAGGCACCGACGAGGAGGTTTCCGAAACCGTCGAGGCCGGCACTGCGCGCGTGCTGCCGTATGGCCTGACCTACAAGCAGCACCAGACGGCCAGCCCCGGCAGTGACTATGCGGCGTTCGTAAAGGACAACCAGCGCAGTTCGGCCGGTGGCCTCGGCCCCAGCTACAACCGGCTCGCCAACGACCTGGAAGGCGTGAATTTCTCGTCGCTTCGCTCCGGCGAGCTGGACGAACGTGATTTTTACAAGTGCGCGCAAGAAATGGCGATCAGCGATCTGCTCGAGCGCATCGGCCCGACCTGGTTCGACTGCGCCGTGCTGAAAGGCGCTCTGAAAATCGCCCCGCGCGATATGGAGCGCTGCAGCGAGCAGGCCTGGCAGGCCCGAGGTTGGGACTGGGTCGACCCTCTCAAGGACGCCAAAGCGGCCAGCGAGAGCATCGCCAACCGCACGAAATCCCGTTCCGAGTACATCCGCGCCAACGGCGACGACCCCGAGCAGATTTTCGACGAGATCGAGGCCGAGGAGGCGCTGCTGCGGAAAAAAGGGCTGCTGCCGGACCCATCAACCAACACGGAAAACACCAATGACCGTAAGCACGAACCCGTCGAAGACGACGAGTAAGCCTGCGCCGTTGCCGATCCTGCGAACTATCGAGGGGAAGCTGCTCGAGCGCTCGCTCGCGGTCGACTTGTCGACCATCGATCTGGAGGCCCGCACCGTCGAGGTGTCGGTATCCAGCGAGTATCCGGTGCGTCGTTACTTCGGCTACGAGGTGCTCGATCACTCGGCCGACTCTGTCGATCTGGCGCGGCTTCGATCTGGCGCCCCGCTGCTCCTGGAACACCGCGGATCGCAGCAAATCGGCGTCGTCGAGGAGGCCTGGCTCGACGTCGATCGCAAGATCCGTGCGCGGGTCCGCTTCTCCCGCGATCCAGCGGTCGAGCCGCTCTGGCAGGACGTTGTCGACGGCATCCGCCGCAACATTTCTTGCGGCTATCTGATCCACGACATGGTGCTCGAACGCACCGTCGACGGCATCGACCATTACCGCGTTATCGCGTGGGAAACCTACGAGGTTTCTTTCGTCTCCGTGCCTGCAGACCCGACCGTCGGGGTGGGGCGTTCTCTTGAAACAACCAACACTATCAACATTCGAGGTATCGAAATGCCCCCTGAATTGACCCCAACCGACGGCACCCGTACTCAAGTGCCGGTCGCTGTAATCGCTGACCCGGTACTGCTCGAGCGCACCCGCGTCGAGGATCTGCTCGCATTGGGCGAGCGCTTCAGTCAGCGCGAACTGGCGCAAACCGCCATCAGCTCCGGCCAGTCCCTCGAGCAGTTCCGAGGCATCCTGCTCGAGCGCCAGGCACCGACCAAACCGGCCGCCGTGCCTGCTGAGCCGAAACAAGGCGATCGCGATCTGCCGGGTTTCCTGCAGCACGACGTCAGTGCTCGCGGCCTGGGCGTCACCGATAAAGAGGCCGAGCGTTACTCGCTGATGCGCGCGCTGAACGCGGCCGCCACTGGTGACTGGAGCAAGGCGGGTTTCGAGCGAGCAATTAACATCGCCGCCGCTACCACCATGAAAAAGGAAGCGCGCGGCTTCTACGTTCCGCACGACATTCTGATGCGCGGCCTTTCCAAGGGTACGCCAGGCAAGGGCGGCGAGCTGGTTACCACCGATCTGCTGCTCGATCAGTTCGCTGACGTTCTGCGAAATAAAATGGTAATGGCTCAGCTCGGCATGCAAATGCTGACTGGCCTCGACGGCGACGTCGACCTGCCAAAGAAAACGAGCGGATCGTCGTTCGTGTGGCTGGGTGAGGGTGAAAACGCGCAAGACAGCGATTTCGACTTTACCACTCTGAACATGACGCCGAAGACTATCGCGGGCGCTATTCCGGTCACCCGCAAGCTGCGCAAGCAGGCCTCGCGCTCGATCGAGTCGCTGATCATCAACGACCTGCTCGACGGCATGGGCGTTGCAATCGACTACGCCATGCTCGCCGGTCCTGGTGGCAATGCCCCGCTGGGCCTGCTGCAGGACGTCGGCGTACCTGGCATCACCTACCCGTCGACCGGTATCACCTTCGGCAAGCTGGTCGACATGCTGACCAAGATCGGCACTTACAACGCCGATCGCGGTTCGCTGGCCTACTTGACCGGCATCATCGAACGCGGAGCTGCGCAGCAAAAGCTCAAGTTTGAAGGCGTCGGCGGTTGCATCTGGGAAAACGACAAGGTCAACGGTCACAGGGCCGAGGCGACCAACCAGGTGCAGGCAGATACCTGGGTTTTCGGCGACTTCTCGCAACTTGTCTGCGGCCTGTGGGGCGTGCTGGACCTGAAGCCTGACGCCGCCAAGCTGGCAGCGAGCGACGGCCTGGTGCTGCGCGCGTTCCAAGACGTCGACGTCGTCAACCGTCGCAAAGAGTCTTTCTGCATCGCCAAAAAGACGGCTTAAACCAAACCTGAAATAGCGGGCAGGTACGGGGGCGAAAGCCCCCTTTTTCCGCTCTTTCCCCTGAAAAAGGTAATCCCCCATGAATGCCATTGCTCTGGCAGTAGGCTTTATCGTGATCCTGCTCGACGACCTTTGGGTCCGTGGCGAGCTGATCGACAAAGGCGAGGCCGTCCAGGTCGACCGCGCTGTGCGTAACGACTGGATCGGCTCGAAACTGGCTCGCGATGCCACCGACGAGGAGGTCGAGGCGTATCGAGCTGCAGAGGCAGAGGCGGCGGCCGACGCAGCTGCAGAGGCCGCCGCTGACTCCGACGCTGACGGCGCCGCCGACGCAGCGGGCAAGGCCGGCAAACGGGCCGCCAAGTGATCGGCGACGACGACTTTGCGGCCTTCTATGACCCTGACGAGTTCGGCGCGATTGTGCAACTG